AACACCAGTGTTGTTACATCGAGTCCCGTGTTTGCTAGCGCACACTGGGTAATATGTTGTTTACCAGCATTAGTAAGAATGCCGGTTACCTGTTGTTCAGACATAGAAACTTACTCCGTTGCAGTACTAATGCTGCTTTCTTTACTCAAAAAACCATAAACGGGCTGCAGTGTCAGTGGATGCTCAACCAGTGTTTTCAGTGGCATTAACGGCACTTTTTGTACATGGTATTGCACATCAATCCAACTTGGCGCTAAGCCACAATCAGCAAAACTATGTACCGTAAATTCATAACGTCTGCAGGTACGTCCATAGAGCTGGATTAATTCGGGCATCAGTTCGCCGTATTTCGAGACAGTATGACTGCTAAAGTCGATTGCAATAATGTCCCAATCGCGATTATCAATGCGCTCACTGACTTTGATGACATCGATACCAAGACGATTAAAGATAGCTTCAATCGTCGCGATTTCGCCTGCGTCAATGGTATTAACCAGTGCATGTTGGACCCGTTTCCTAAAAAACTCAGTCGGCTCGTTTGCCAGTCTTTCAGTCAAACGTTCCCAGGCTAACAAACCTAAAAATGGCTCAGCACTTTGCTGCTCATCTTTTTGTGCAACCGCCCACATCACCCAGTCTTTGGTATTATTCCAATATTGCTGCGCGGCTTTCATTAACTGCTCGGCATGGCCCTTGTTTAACCAGGTAGCAATCTCTGGTTGTGATGGCGGAGCGCTTTGCTGAAATCTATCCATGTTGCACAACCAAGTGCGTAAGTGCCGGTAGCCATAAACCCGTTTTAATATCACCACAATCAAAATCGATACTGCGCAGCGCAGGGAATTGATTATGTAACTGCGTTTGTAACTGACTCATGCTAAATAACGAATTTGGCCGCGTTCGTGTCGGTTGATACGCATCATTTAACCGAAACGCCGCCTGGACAAAGGTTTTTATATCCGCGCCAATATCGATGCTATTTGCATGTAATGAATACGTAGCCGTTATTACCTGCTCATGTGTCGGCATTGCATATACTTTAAAATCATCACCGTGGCCATGATGGCCATCATCACTGATATGCTGATTTATGACTTTTAATAAACCAGTCGATACTTGCCCAACATTAAGGTAAATATACGCATTAGCGGTACCAGGGCCACGCGGCGCTTGGTTTACAATTTCAATATTATCGACCGGAATGGCGAAGTCGCTGATTATCGATTTGTACACAGTATTGATATGCCATTTAGCGGCGGTGCCGAATACGTTTCTTATTCTGTTTCGATATGCTTCAGTGCTTTCTTCATTCGCACCAGGGATAAGCAGCCAGTCTTTTTCATTACGAACGCTCACGCCCTCAATAAGATTAACTAAGCGGTAATAACTGCCTACCGGTAAGTTATACGCCTGCCCAGTACCAACTGCTTGAGCCAACACTTCAATGACCGATTCACCTTCTTTAAATACCACAGCGCTAAGCGTACGTAACTGATATACAGTGCCGCCAATACTGTCACTTTCTACTAAGGCACCTGCAGGTATACTCAACGCCCCATCATTGTTAGTGCGCGTTAATGTCAGCATGCCTTTAGCCTTAATTGCATCCACAACAAAAACATTACGACTCGGGCCATGTAACCCAATTAATGCACTGCGACTAGCCGTCATGATAAATAAATCAGGCATCAATATACGGGCAATCCAATCGAGCAAAGCAACGACAGGTAAGGTAATTAAAGCTTTAACTGTGCGCCAGAACGGGCTAAACGGACTGCCATTCTCGACAATGATTTGCTGTTCGCTTAATACCTGCTCCCATTGCTGCTTGGCAACCTTCTCATTCACTGGTAACCCAGCATCAGCCATCATCTTTTTAAAATCAGGCACTATGTCCGGTGTTCTATTTTCATTGTTCATGCTACGCCCCTGCCCACTTCATTACGCCGTATTGCTTTGTCTGGGCTTCAATCGATAAGGTTTTATCACTGTTATAGCTAATTAAGATTGTGCCAGGCTTGAGCCTGTTGTCTTGTTCCACTTCCAGTTCTAAATCGGTTAACACTGGCGCGATACCATTGACGTTACGCTGCTTAACTAACTTAACTAACAAACCACTTTCGATGATGCGGTGCTTCACATCTTGGCCAATCACTTTGGCCGCAGATAATTTGCCAGCACTGAGCGAGGAATTAAACACAAAATCCCCATCGATAATGTTTAAATCAACATGCATATTTATCATTAGCCGGCTAACTCCATTAACTGTTCAAAATCATGGTCAAGGTTGTCACTTTTCATCACCACATTGTCGATATACACGCGCTTGCTGTTATCGGCGTTACTATTACTGTTGTTATTCGTGTGTTGCTTGCTTTGCTGAAAGTACTGGGTTCGCTGTATACGCGGACTACTTACCTTAGCCAACTGGTGGTTATTTTCTTGATATTGTTGAATACGCGCACTGTGCGCAGTTAATTCATTAAACGCTTGGCTTTCAGAAACAGAGGCAGCACTATTTATCTGACTAGCATTGCTATGCGTGCTGATTAGATTTTTTGCTGCAAATGTTTCACTGTTAAACGCTTGGTTTGCGGCTACAGGCAAGGTCGCTGTTACATGACTAATATCGCGGTTAGTTAACTGGATCGCGTTTAAGTCTGCTGGTATTGGGGCTGCTGTTTTAGTTATTTCTTCGACCTCAGCCTTCATAGTCATGTCTTTACCATCAATTAAACCCAGTGCTTCAAGCACCCATTTCACATTGTCAATCAGGGCTGTGAATACCAACATGACGCCATCAAATATCTTGATTAAACCTTGGCCCCAACTTGAGTCTTTAAAGGCCGCAACAATAGCATCCCAATAAAAAATAAGTCCCGCAACGGCAGCCACTAACGCCACAACACCTGCGATAACTAGCACAATCGGATTGGCAAGTAATGCAGTATTAAATAACCAAGTCACGCCCTGCGCCGCTAACATAGCGCCACGATACAGACCGATAACCGCAAGATAAGCACCCATCGCGGCAATGTTGCCTAAGAACCCCATCACGCGCAGTGCAACTAACCCCATTTGCCATAACTTTGTTGAGATAGCAGCGCCATTAGTAACGACGCTCAGCCCAATCAATGCAAAGCGATAGATACCGATTATCATGTTCATGGCGCTAAACGCCATCATTAAGCCAATAACACCAACAGCGGCAGCGCCAAGTACACCCGTTAATGTTGGGAATTCTTGGGTTAGCCATATCACGCCACCTAACATAGCAACCAGCATGTCGACAACCGGTTCAATAATCGGTAACACAGCTTGCCCCATCGCCGTTGCAGCCCCATTTAATGAACCACTAAATCTATCCCAGGGACTGGCAATGATATTCGCCATTTCACTGGCCTTAGATGCATCAGTAACATTGCTCAGTTCGTTAATGCCCTGTTTTAACTTGGCTGTTTTGGAACTTAAAATATCAACCACCGAGGCGGCATTTTTAGACCCGAAGGCTTTATTTAAAATATCGCCTCTGGCCACACTACCAATACCCGCCAGCTTTTGGTTAATACGCGACATCACCACATCAATACCTAGCATATCGCCCTGGCTATTAGTGAGCTCTATACCTAATGTTTTTTGCGCTTTACCAATGCCATCAATAAAGGCGGCATATTGAGTACCCGCTACCGAACCCGACTTAAGGACCAGCTGCAGTTCACCAAGCACCGCAAATTGCTCTGCAGCATCGATACCACGATTAGCGGCTTTGGCACCTAACGCACTAAAGGCCGATTGCATTTCTGCGCCGGTGGTTTTATACATTTGCACAGCAGTAGCTGTTTGCCCTGCAACCTGATTAACCCAGTCGGACTTGCCCATTTTATTGGCGGTTTTTTCAAAGATGCCATACATGGTGCCCATATAACTGGTGATTGTGCTGGCGTCCGCTTTCGTTGCAACCGCTAATACGTTGGATGCCTTGGTAAAGGACGCAAGCTCATCACCGGTGAGTCCTGATATAGCCGATTGAATATCGTAAGCACTGCGCACGAACTCTGCAGAGTTACCGCCAAATTGCGTGGTAAATTCAAACGCGGTTTTAGTTAATTTGGTTAAATCTTCGTTGGCCACGCCCAGTGTTTGCACTTCACCCAGTGCAGCAACATGATCAATAGCTGGTGACAAACTGCTGACCAGCGCAATAGCACCGCCAGCTGTTCCCATAAAGCCACTCATCATTTGGTTTTGAGCGCTGGCCGTTTGGGCGCTAAGTTGGTTTATCTTGTCCATGATCTTATTCACTGGCCCTGTTGCTTTATCAACAACGCCAATGGTGTACATGAGTTTTTCCAACTTGCTTAATGCGCTCATTCATTACCCTCACCAGTGACTTAACCACTATCTAACGCCATGCAAATACCATTGTTGATGGCGATTTGCTGCTTTTCTTGATTATCGTTTTCCAAAAACAATGCCTGGGCTAAACTGTCTTCAGTGGCTGCGCTGTGTGGTAGCCATTTTTGCTGATAGGCGAGCAACTGATCTAAACGGTTTCTGCTTATCTCTTTTGCTCGCTGTTCTATTTTTTTACGGTAATGTTGAATTCCGGCTGATACTCTTCAACTACACTGCCGACTAAATGCAGCGCGGCACCCGGCAGGGCTAACATTTCTTTCAATGTTGATTTGCACTCGTTATCAACCACCGTCATTAAGAAGTTGGTCGCGGGCTGAATTTTATTAACCTGGTTACTTTGGTTTAAAAATTTGTTGTAAGCCGTTACGTT